TTTGGCAACTTCTTAACTTAATTGATCCTAAGAGATTTTCTGGATACTGGAATTTTGTCGAATATTTTTGCAATATCGTGGATACTTTTTTCGGCAGAGATATTGCTGGAGTTAATAAGGCAAGATTAGCTCAATTACAGTTCGTATTACAACCTTATCTAATAAGAAGATTGAAGAGGGATGTTGCACCTTGGTTACCAGAGAAAGTTAATCAAATTATTGAAGTCGAATTGGAAGGAAGGCAAAAAACTTTTTATCAGCGAGCGGAGAAAGAAATGATCTTGGAGTTGCAGAATGGTGGCATTGAAATCATTGACACGGTAATCGCTCTCAACATTCGATTGCAACAGGCTATTGCAAACCCTGCTATACTTGGTGGTGTTGATGAAAGTTGTGTTGAAAAAGCTGCAATTGAATTGATTGCTGATCTTTTTGATAGTGGAGCAAAAAAGATAGTTGTAGGACTATGGTTCATAGAAGCCGTACGATTATTCAGCCAAAAATTGGCCAAGAAAAATATGAAGCACTATATTATAACCGGGGAAATTAAGGCAGAAAAACGAGATGAAATAGTAGAAAATTTTAAATCCGATAAAGAACCTTGCTTGCTAATCGGTGGAATAAAAGCAATGTCTGAAGGATTGAACATTGATGAGTGCGATCACATAATCTTCATGGACAAGTCTTGGACTCCACTTGATAACGAGCAATTCGTGGATAGAATTCATCGAATGACTTCTACGAGAACAAAGAACTCTTATCACATCGTTGTTAAGGATTCTCTATCTCAAGATAGAGAGGAAATTCTACAAGAAAAAGCTGAAATGATTGAAGAGGTGTTATCAATGCAAGCTGTAGCGAGAAAACTTCTGCAACGAACTACGAGACAATAATAATTATTGATTTTCTAGGAGAAATACCTTATAATTAATTATAGGTACATACAGGAGGTGTGAGAATGGATGTTTTTGATCAGCACGTAATGATGATGAATGATCGACTCGAAGCTTTGGAAAGAGAAGGCGTGAAAGTGTTTAAGATGTCTACTACTGAACGTGAAGAGTTCAAAAGATGTCGTAGAAGATGGGATTTCGCTTCCCTTTCGAGGCAAGGACTTGAACCCAAAAAGCCTGCGATTCAATTGTGGTTCGGAACAGGTATTCACCGTGGATTAGAGGTGTTTTATCGCGAACAAAAGAACCCTGTAGAAGAATTCGAACAATGGGCGAAGACTGAGGTGGAGAGGATTCGACAATCTCAAAATGGTTTATGGGATGAGCAAGTTCAAGAACTAGAGAATACTATTGAGTTAGGTAAGAGGATGTTAGAAAATTACGTTGCTTGGGCTTCAATCGAAGACAGTACTTCTGAAAATGGGTTTACCGAGGTGTTGTATACAGAAAGAGAATTTCAAACTCCTATTCTAGATCCTAGTGGAAACCCAGCAAGATTTATCGACAGAAATGGCCAGGTTTGGGAGATGCATTTAGTAGGTAGACTTGACATGGTTGTTCGTGATCACTATGGCAAGATTTGGTTAATGGACCATAAAACATCTAAAGATAAGTTAGATCCACAAATATTAATTCTCAACGATCAAATGACGGTATACCTATGGGCAGCTCAACAAATTTTTAAGATGCCTTTCGAAGGAGCATTTTACAATGTGCTTAGAAAAAAACTACCAACAGTACCGCAATTGCTAAAGACTGGAAGTTTATCAAAGTCAAAGCAGATTGATACCACGTATGAAGTATATCTTGCGGAGATCGAAAAGCATGGTTTCAATCCTGAGGATTATCGAGATATTTTGGAGCATCTACAAGAGAAACCAAATACTTTCTTTCAACGTGAAAAAGTAAGGAGGAATCAGCACGAAATAGCTACCGCGGGAAGGTTGCTTTTTCTCGAAGCAATTGACATGTTAAACGATCCTTTTATCTACACTAATATGACTTGGGATTGTCGTTGGGATTGTGATTTTGCACAACTGTGCAAGGCAATGAATCGTAATGATGACGTAGACTGGTTGTTAAGAGCAATGTATCAAAAGAGACAATCTGAAGGTGTTTACGACAGAATTCAAACTATTGAGTAGGAGGTAAAAGTATGAGTGAAATTATTTTACATCCCGAAGAAATTAGTAAAATGACATCTTGTATTTGTGAAAATCCTGTGCCTAAACTTGAAATTTGGGTTACACCTTTTATTACACCAACCATTATTTACACTTGTATTTGTGGCAAGAAATACAAAGTAATGAAATCTCAATACTTTAAATATGCTATTTTTGAGGAGGTAAGTGAAGATGAGTGAATCTAAGTCAATAGTAGCTAAGCAACAATATATAACCGTTGAAGGTGGATTACCTGGTGAAGACCCAAGAGATAAATTTAAATATTTAAACATTCTACTGCATTCTCCAGGCGGGCATGGCAAAACTACCTTTATTGCTACCGCATGCGAAGATCCAAGGACATCACCAATTCTCATACTTGATATGGAAGGTGGAGCTCCTATTCGCTTCGCCAAGAAGGATCCCAGAACATATACCATTCGAAAAATCCGGTCCGTCAACGATATCAATCAGATCTACGACTATTTGGCTAGAGGAGAACATCCTTACAAGTCAGTTGCGATAGATTCACTGACGGAAATTCAAAAGTTAGGATTGTTCGAATTTGTTTATGGTACAGATGCCTCTAAAGTATTCAAGGGAAATTTACTAGAAATCAAGTCAGCTGAGATTCAACACTGGGGTAAGAGCCAAACTCAAATGGCTATGATGGTACGCTACTTCAGAGATTTACCGATGCACGTATTTTTCACTACTTTAACTCAAACCTTGAAAGATGAGATTACTGGAAAGATTTCTTATACCGTTGCGCTTCCAGGAAAGCAGGCAGATGAGATTCCAGGTATTCCGGATATCGTTGGATACTTAGGAATTACAAAAACAAAAGATAATCCTAATCAACGGATACTAATCGTACAACCAGACAACAAGATTGTATGTAAAGATAGAACTGATGCTCTTGGAACTGTTGTAGAAGAACCAACGGTAACTAAGTTACTAGATAAAATATGGAGTACTTATGGAATCACTGAATAGGGCAAAATTCGTAGGCAAACAAAGATTTTCTTGAAAAGCACTTGATTTTTACAAGTTAGTACATTATAATATTTACATAAGGAGGTGATACATATGAGTGAAGCTATGCAAGATACCGCGAGTGATGTGCAAGAGTCTTCTTCTGGTCGTCAAACTTCTCCAGAGTCTCGTGCTAGGCAAGCAGAAGCGATGAAACAACGTTGGCAAGATCCAGAATATCGTGCTCGCGTTGCGGAGGGTCGAGCTAAAGCAAAAGCAGCTCGGCAAGTAGAACAGAGTGAAGCAACCGAATAATTAATCTCAAAACTGCTCTTAAAATTTTGGGACAGTTCCAACGTTCTTAATCATCTGATTCACACTTGTTTTCCGCCGATAGGACGTAAGAGAAAAGGTTCTTGCGTCCTTCTAATTTCTTATGAGAGGAAGAATATTTATGGGGATCTCTGTTGATTTTACCAATGTAGGAGATGGTGGTTTTGAACCTCTACCGGAAGGTATGTATGAAGCTACTGTATTTGAAGTTGAGCAGCGTATTGGAAAGGATTCTGGCAAACCATATTTAAATTGGCAGTTTAAAATTCAAGGTGGAGATTATGATGGTCGCAGAGCATTTTATATGACTTCATTAGCTCCTAATGCGTTGTGGAAATTAAAGCAAGTTCTGATTAACTTAGGTTTTGATAAGGAAGATTTGGTAGGCAATTTTGATTTGGATATTACAAGTTTGCCAGGCTTAGATTGCACTATCGTCATTGAACATGAAGCGTATAATGGCGAAATGCGAGATCGTGTTATTAACGTTTTACCGGCTGGAAATGCAGACACCAGTGATGTAAATTTGTATCGCTAAACTTAACCTTGGTTTAGGCTAAGATGATATGGCCCGTCAGCTTAGCCTATTATTTTGTTCATTTATCGCAGACAAATTTTTCTCTTGATTTTTACCGATTTTTCACGTATAATTATTATATCAAGAAAAGAAAGGAGTTCATTATGGCTAACGAACTTACAGAAATGATTTCAGTTGTCTTCAGTGTAGAGCAGGTCAGAGCGATGAAGTATGAAGCTGATCGCGACAATCGAAAACTAGGAAACTGGATTAGAACCACAATTGATAGGCATTTAGAAGCTCTTGGTACGTACGAAAAATTAAGAATCGAGGATCAAGCTCGTGAAGAAGCCGCAGCTAGTCAATCTCAAGAATAAAAGTTTTACAATGTCTCTGAGACAGCAGCATTATGATCAACTAATTTCTCTTATGAAAGAGTATAATTCAAAAAGTCCAATTGGAAGAAGTGTCTCTTCCGTTCAGGAACTGATTCGTCTTATTATCAAAACATATCTGTATAACTCTGAAAACAGAGAAAAAGTAAGAGAAAGGATAGTTGGGTTCTTTGAGGTAAATTTCATTTTAGGAGAATGTCCGAATTGCAAACTTATATTAGATTGTACGGATTTTCCCGTTCTTGTTCAGCGAGGTGAAAATTGGAAATGCCATGTTTGTGGTGCAACTGGACTCATTAATGATTTGGGGTGTCTAGATGAAGGTAGAGAGATATCGTCGGTTTTACGAGATGTATCTGGGGCCACTACCAGAAGCGAATGAATCAGGAGAAATTCAAGTATCAAGCTGTTTTAGACATGATCCAAATCCCTCTATGTTCGTCAACTTAGAAGATGGTAGATACAACGATTTTGGAAGCGATTATGGAGGTGATGCATATAACTTTTACATGGTTATGCATAATGCTTCTTTTGCAACAGCCAAGAGAGCTGTTGATGAAATTGTAGGAAATGAGACTAGTGAAGGAGTACATGTACCTGTTCCTATAAGTGAAGAAAATATCGAAAGATGGCATCAAAATCTTATGGGAAACTTTGCCCAAAGAAGATATCTCTCCGAGAAAAGAGGTCTCTCAGAAGAAGTAATTAAACGTCGTAAAATAGGCTTCGATGGTTACAGATATACAATTCCAATCTATAACGATTATGGAGTTTGTGTTAATGTACGTCGATACCTACCCACAGCCTCAGCCGGTAACAAAATGGTTAATTACGATAAGGGATATGGTGCTGCTAGATTATATCCGCTTGATGCCTTGAAAAGTAAAGTCATCTTTATTCATGAAGGCGAATGGGATACTCTGCTACAAGAGAGTCGAGACTTTAAGGCAATTACTAATACCTCCGGTGCAGGTTCTTGGCGGTCTGAATGGAATGAGTTATTTAGGGGTAAAACAGTTTACATCTGTTATGATAAAGATAAAGCTGGTAGAGAAGGATCTCAGAAAATAGCTACTCAACTCTATCCTGTAGCGGAAAAGGTATTCATTGTAGATTTGCCTTTACCTGATGATTCGGGAGAAGACATAACTGATTACTACATAAAACATTCGAAAACTTCTGATGACTTCATACAGCTTATTTCAGCTTTAGAGCCTTTCAAAGTAATACACGATGAAAATACTGCCAAAGATACAGTGCATAGAGTTGATATTTTTACAGCTAGGAACAGTTATTATAAAGACAAGCTCGTTGAATTTGATGTTATGATTGTAGGTAAAGATACCGCTCCGTATAACATTCCGAAGGATATTAAATTTACTTGTAGTGTAGTGGGCATTAATGAGAAGATGTGCAATCAATGTCAATTGGGTCGGTGCGGTGGAGAGATGAATATTCGAATTCCCGAAGATCCCGGAATGCTAGATTACATCAAAGCTTCTAAGCAACAACAGCAAGGGTTGATTAAGAAAAAGGCAGGCATTCCACAGAATTGTAATTTATTTCAGGCAAAAGACACCAAAAGTGTCAACATTGAAGAAGTGTTGATGGCTCCACAAATACAGTCATTTAGTGAGTGGTCTGCTAGCGGTGAGAAGTATCTTATTCAAAATGCTTTTTTCGTTAACAATCAGATTGATGCAAACAGAAGTTATAGGGTACGTGGAGTAATGACTCCAGATCCTTGGCAGCAACATGTTACCTTTTTAGTTACCCAAGCTGAACCTCTACAGGATAGTATTTCCTCGTTTAAGATGACTCCGGAACTTTATGAGCAACTTAAAATTTTCCAAGCGGATGATATTGCTGCAAAGTTCAAGCAAATCCACAAAGATTTCGAAAGTAACATTACACATATCAAGGGAAGAGAAGATCTTCTTACTGGAATCGATCTCACATATCATTCTGTTCTTGCTTTTCAGTTTCAAGATACTCTTATACAGAAAGGTTGGGTAGAGTTTCTCTGCATAGGAGACACTAGGACTGGAAAATCAGAGACAACAGAGAAAATGCTGCAACACTACCAACTAGGAGAAATCTCTGTAGCAGAGAATACTTCTTATGCGGGACTTGTAGGAGGACTTCAACAGACCGGGGATAGGAGATGGTTTTTAACTTGGGGAAAGTTACCTTTGAACGACGGCAGGCTTTTTGTCATCGATGAAGCTTCCGGACTTAGTCTGGATGATATTGGAAAAATGTCTGGTATTCGTTCATCTGGAATTGCTGAAGTTACTAAGATTCACACAGAAAGAACAACCGCACGTACTCGACTGATATGGCTTTCGAATCCTCGTAGTGGAAGACACATGAGTTCTTATAGTTATGGAGTTTTAGCAGTACCTGAGCTAATTGGTAGATCAGAAGACATATCGAGATTTGATTTCGTTGTTTCAGCATCTAGAGACGAAGTGCCTATTGAAGGTATTAATATACGAATTACAGATGCGGATAGAGTACCTCATATTTTTACGTCAGAATTGTCAAAGCAACTTATTTTATGGGCATGGTCAAGAAAAGCAACCGACGTTGTTATTGAGGAAAATGCAATTGACGCAATTCTCGAGTACGCTATTAAAATGGGCAAAGAGTATTCTTCCAATATTCCCTTAGTTGAAGGTGCAAATCAAAGGATCAAGCTTGCTCGGCTTTCAGTTGCAACTGCTGCAAGAGTATTTAGTACGGATTCTACCGGAGAGAAGGTGATAGTCAAAAAAGAACATGTTGATTTTGCGTATCAGTTTCTTGAGTATATTTATTCGAAGCCTTCTTTAGATTATGTTGGTTATTCGGAGAGAGAACTTGGAGATATAAGAATTGCCGAACAATATAGAAATGAGGTTTTAGACTATCTTGTTTCTTTTCCTGGATTAGGAGATGTGTTCGATCGACAAGAATATGTTTGGCCGAAGCACATCGAGGAACAACTCAATTGCTTGCGAGAGTCTGCGCAAGAACATATTTCTTTTCTCACAAGTTGTAGGATGATTAAAGATTCTAACAATAGAGGTTATCGCAAAACACCAGCGTTTATTCAGCTTTTACGAGATTGGAAGATTAGAATGCGGGAGGTTAAAAAATGATTATTGTGACAAAAGAATTTACGTTTGATGCCGCACATCAATTAATGTATCATGACGGTAAATGTGCTAATGTACATGGACACACTTATCGGTTAGAAGTTGCTTTAAAAGGAAATCCCATTCTAACTAAAAACGTATCAGATGAGGGATTTGTATTAGACTTTACACATTTGAAAACGATTGTGAAGAGTATAATTGTTGATAAGATGGATCATGCGTTTTTAGCTTGTGGAAATGAACCTATTTTACCTACTTTATTACAAACCAATTCTAAGGTTGTAAGATTAGGTTTTCGCACTACGGTTGAGAACATGGCTCAATTTATTTGCTGGAAGTTAATAAAATTAGGTTTGCCAGTTTATTATGTTAGAATGTGGGAAACGCCTACAGGATCTGCAAAGGTCGAAGCTGCTGATTTAGAAGCAGCTGGTGGGCCTAAATACAATACAATTGGAGGATGTGATTTAGAATGACATTTGTTGCAAGAATTCCGATAGTAGAGATCTTTGGACCCACTATACAAGGTGAAGGAATGATGATTGGTAAGAAAACTATGTTTGTACGTACCGGGGGATGCGATTACAAGTGCTCTTGGTGCGACAGTGCATTCACTTGGAATGGATCTCAAAAGCCCACAATGATGACACCGCAAGAAATAGTTGATCGTCTGTTTGAGCTGGGTAAAGATCTTTTTCAACACGTTACTATTTCTGGAGGTAATCCTGCTCTTATTGGAACAGTGATGCGGGATCTAATCATGCTACTACATGGCCGTGGAATACGCGTTGGCGCTGAAACTCAAGGTTCACGATGGCAGGATTGGTTCTTGAGAATCGATGATTTGACAATATCTCCTAAACCACCAAGTTCTAAAATGGATACTAATTGGGATACTCTTGACTTTATCATTCATAAACTTGAAGATGCATGTGCCATAGCGCAAGAACCCTATAATTTCAGCTTAAAAGTAGTAGTGTTCAACGACCGAGATTTCGAATATGCAAGAACTGTTCATAAAAGATATCCCGATGTCCCCTTTTACTTATCCGTTGGAAATGACGACATTATATCACAAGAAAATATTTCTAACAGATTATTGAAGCAATTAGATTGGCTAGTTACTAAAGTTATGCAAGATCCTTATATGAACGATGCAATCACTCTACCACAATTGCATGCCTTACTTTGGGGAAATAAGAGAGGAGTATAGTAATGGAGAAGAAGCATTGGCAAAAGTTAGCACAAATGATAGGCTATGAAAACGTCTTTTCAGAAGATGGAGAACTTGCAGAAACTTCTGTTATCCACAATGTTGTAGAAGCTATGCGTGGCATCGAAGCACTTATACGCTTGTGTGGAGATATTCCTAATCGAGAAGGACTTGAAGAAACACCATTTAGAGTAATAAAAGCATTTCTCGAATATACAGAAGGCTATAGAGAAAGTCCTGAGCACCACTTGCATAAAACCTTTGAAGTAAATCACCAAGAGTTGGTCTTAGTTAAGGATATTGACTTTCACTCTATATGTGAGCATCATTTTGCTCCATTCTATGGAATTGCTCACGTAGGTTACATTCCAGATCAAAAAATTACGGGTCTGTCCAAATTGGCGAGAGCTGTAGAGGGATATGCTCGCAGATTCCAAGTTCAAGAGAGACTAACGAATCAAATTGCGGATGCAATTGAAAAGATTCTTGAACCTAAAGGAACCATGGTGGTCATTGAAGCAAAGCATATGTGTATGTGCGGCCGGGGAATTAAGAAGGGAAGTGCTTCTACGACAACCTCTGCTGTTAGAGGTGTGTTTCTTAAAGAGCCAGATGCACGTGCTGAATTCTTATCGTTACTTAAAAAATAAATCAGAGAAAATCCTTGAATTACTGGAGCATATATAATATAATTAAATTAGGAGGAGATGTTATGAGACGAAGCGAAGCTGAAAGAAAGGAATTAGCAAAAATTTTCGATGCATATGTCGAAGACGCATTTGAAAAAGCTTTTAATATTCGTGAAGAAAGGGGGAAAGGATATAACAATAGCGTTATTATTCCAGATTACTTTCCACATGGAGAACAAGACATTGTATACGAAGTTACCAAAAAATTAATGCGTTTCGAAAATACAATGTTGGCAGAAAATTGTGGCCTTGAAGTTGATGCTTCAGCTGAAGATAGTATCATTGATAGCATTAACTATTTAGCATTTCTCTATGCATATCGCAAAATGAAGAAGGAGGAATTGATTTGAACATTGCGGTGATTTCTCCTACTGCATTTCTTGATTCTGTTGGAACATTGACTAAAACTCACCTAGTACTCGCACATATTTATATGGAAAGTGAGAAGTATAGAGATTTCTATCGAAATCGAGTAGCAGAAGGAGATTTCGTGATTCTTGACAATAGTGCGTATGAGTTAGGAAGTTCCATTAACATCACTGACCTAAAACATTGCGTAGAAGATTTAAAACCTACAGCTACATTTCTTCCAGATGTTAGATTTCATGCTTTTAAAACAATGGATCACATTGAAAAGGGAATCTCCATACTTAAAGAGTATGATACTATGCTCTTAGCAGTTCCCCAAGGAAGTGACTACCAGCAAGTAATAATGTGTTATCATTGGATATCCGGTATCAAAGAAATTTCCGGATTTGGCCTCTACGAAGAGATTGGCCAAGTAACTGGTTTCAAGAATCGAAGACAATTCTTGCAACACTTAGAGAATATCGATAAAGTATACTCTGACAAGTATTATCACTTACTAGGGATGGAGGAAGATTTATCTGAGATACCGAGATTGGCTCAATTTTCTTGGGTGAACAGTATTGATAGTGCTAAACCTGTAGTTTATGGGCTACACGGTATAGCTATCCAAAATATTAATTCTTCTATTCAGTATCCTCATAGACCAAATAACTATTTTAATATTCGTGCTACAACTTATATGAATTTAATTCGGTGGAATATTATTTGCCTTCAAAATTGGGCCAATAATTCGCAGAATTAATATGTTGCTCTAAATTTTTCACGGGGTTATAAAGGTAATTATACTTGGAAGAATTTTCAAAATAAAGGGAGAGATTTCACAATGTGTAGTATAACAGGAATAATACTTCCTAAAAATATGAAAGAATACTACTTACAAGAAGTATCTTCACTTTTAAGAAAGGTTGTTATTGAAGCTGAAAGTCGGGGAAGAGATAGTTTTGGCATATCACGTATTTATAAGACTTCGAATATCGAAACTATTAAAAGAATAGGCAGACCTTCTCAATATAAGCATGAATTTCCGGCACTAACTAAAGAAGATTCTATTGTTCTTAACAATAATAGGGCGGAACCTACAACAGAATATGTAGAGAATAAACAAGAGAAAGATATTCAACCTTTCATAGTAGACGATTGGGTAGTGACTCATAATGGAATTATTGCCAATGATAAAGAGCTCATCTCTCAATTTAATCTGACAGTACCAACTAGTATCGACAGTGCGGTACTTCCAGCACTACTTAAGAAAGTATTGGGAGATTCCTTTGATACTATAACTATTTGTAAACTCTTGCGTGAATATGTTGTAGGATCTTACGCACTTGCAATAGCAAATGCAAAGTATCCGAATAAACTGATACTTGCTGCAAATTATAAACCCCTATATTTGGCATATCACGTTGATGCTGGGTACTACCTATTCACAAGTTTAGAAGAATATCTTGCAGAAAAAAGTCTAGAATCTAAAATTCACTCACCTTTTAAAGTAGTGCAAGTACCTCCATACTCTCTAATAGAAATATGCGAAAATGAATATGGAGATTTATACCTTAATGAATATAGTTTGAGAGAACAGTTCAACAATAAAGCGCTTGTTGTATGCTCAGGAGGACTTGACTCTACTGTAGCAGCTACGCTTATGAAGCGATACGGGTATGATATTACCCTGCTACACTTCAAATATAAGTGTCGGGCAGAAAAGAAAGAAGTTGAAGCTGTTGAGCAAATTGCTAAAAAACTAAACTGCGATTTTCTTTTTGTTGAAACAGATGTTTTTAAGAATGTCATTCGTGGAAGCAGACTTACTGAAACCAAAGAAACAATTGCGGATACTATTTCTGGTGCAGAATTTGCACATGAATGGGTACCAGCTAGAAATCTCATTATGCTGTCTATCGCAACCGGAATCGCTGAATCTCAGGGATTTGACTATATTGTATTAGGAAACAACTTAGAAGAATCTGGGGCCTACCCGGATAATGAAATGGAATTCATTCAAAAGCTCAATCAAGTGCTACCATACGCTACTGCTGCAAATAAACACGTTAAAGTCTTAATGCCCGTTGGAAACATGATGAAACATGAAATAGTTAAGCTAGGTCTTGAAATTGGTGCACCTTTAAATTTAACTTGGAGTTGCTATGAAGGTGAAGATAAACATTGTGGAAAATGTGGACCCTGTTTCATGCGAAAGACTGCATTTGAAATCAATCATGCTGAAGAAGTAATTGAATATCAAGAGTAGGGATGAAAAAATGCTACTGGTTATAGAAATATGGCTTATGTTAATAATGACATTCTGTATAGTGTCTGTAGCTGGAAGTAAAGACAATCAAGTAACTAGCGTATCGGGACTTGCAATTATTTTCACAGTTTCAGCTGCTTTACTTTTCTTATTCTATCTTCTTTAGGAGGGATTATGTGATATACGGAAAAGGAAATTTTTCTCCTACAATGGTATTTGTAGGAGAAGCTCCAACTCAAATTGAAGCGCGTATGAAAGATGTATTTCGTGGAAATGGTGGAAAGCTTCTACAGGCGGTTTGTAACGCTGTAGGAATATCGATGAAAGAGGTCTTTCTGACTAATGTAATGAATGAGTCATATGTTGGAAAACAGCCTACTGTTGCAGAAATTAAAAAGCATGCACCAAGACTTTGGAATGATCTTCAAGAATTACAACCCAAAGTTATAGTAGCTATGGGAACACACGCTTTTAAAACTTTGATCGGCGGGGTTGGAACAATTGGAGATGTTAGAGGATATACTTACTGGTCTAGAGAACTTAAATGCTACATAATACCAACGTTCCATCCTAATGCTGTAGTATACAATCCAGGATTTTTCGATGACTTTGCGAAAGATATAGATAAAGCAGCTAAAGCAAGAGATCTTCCTGCTGGAGGAATTAAGGAAAAACCTATTCAATGGATTACTGTACGATCAACTAAACGAGCAGAGAGAATTTTAAAATCCATGTTGCGAATGCGAAATGTAGTAAGCTGTGATATTGAAACCGACGGATTCGACTATTGGACACAGGATATTTTATCAATTGGTTTTAGTACAAGTGATAATTCTGCTATTATCTTTGGAAAAGATATCATTGAGAATCAAGAGATTTTAGACCTCTTAATAAAAGTAATGTCGAATCCGAACATTATTTGGGTATATCAAAATGGTAAGTTTGATACTCAGTATATGAGAGCACCAATAAAGCCTGAATTATATGAAAAGACGAAGAACATTGTTATTCCAACAGCCAGATGTGATTATGATACAATGTTAGCACACTACTGCATTGATGAAAGAACAGGAACACACGGATTGAAACTTTGGGCACGAGAGTTATTTGATGCTCCTGACTGGGAAGCTGATATTAAAAAATATCTCCCTAACTCGAACACTCCTTACAGCACTATCCCT